TGTCTTGTGCGTACACGGCGATGCCAGAAGTATCATTGACCGCAACCCAAGAGCTGCCATTCCAACGGTAGAGCTTATTATTGTCATCTGAGTCTATCCATAAGTCACCTGTGTTACTTGCAGTTGGGGCAGAGGTACTAATAAAAGTTCTATTCCTTAAATCTATGCTCGTTTCTAAAGTTGAAACGTCTGCAGCGATACTAGCTATATCCTGGTCGTTACCAGTTATCTGTGTCAGTAGTCCAGAAATAGCAGAAGCTACTGTAGTAGAACTAGAGTAACCAGTAAGGGTGCTTTGTAACTCTGTTATGTCACTTGCATTAGTAGAGATATTAGACCCTTGCGTGCTTGTTGTAGACTGTAAAGTAGCAATAGCACTAGAGTTAGCAGCCAATCTAGAATCGTCAACTGCTACCCAAGCAGTGCCGTTGTATCTATATTGTTTGTTATCATCATCTGTATCAAACCAAAGGTCACCTTCGTTACTACCAGTCGGCTGACTGTCTTGTGCGTAAACAGCTATTCCTGATGTATCATTGACAGCTACCCAAGAACTACCATTCCAACGATAAAGTTTATTGTTGTCATCTGAATCTATCCAGAGGTCTCCTGTATTACTTGCAGTTGGCGCAGAAGTACTAATAAAAGTTCTGTTACGGAGGTCTACATCAGTCTCTAGTTGGCTTATAGCACTTGCATTAGAACTAGTATCGGTTGTTAAAGTTACAATAGTACCTTGAGCCGTAGCCATAGCACTTGTTAAGTCCGTGCCGGTAAAACTTGTGGACCCTATGGTTGACACGAGCGTTGCATCTCTAGCTTTGACCCAACCATTATTAGCTGCGTTACGTGCATACACCTGGTTGTTGTCATCTGTATCTACCCAAATATCATGGCCTTGTAAAGAAGTACCATCATCTCTTTGCGTAGGAGCGGAGGTAGATTTAATAACACGAGTTGCTGCTGTAGTAATAGTGTTAGCAGATGTCTGAGCAGCTTGAGCAGCAGACTGAGCAGCATTAGCAGCAGACTGAGCGGATGCAGCTGCGGTATCTAACGTAGCTAAAGCACTAGCTAAAGATGAACTTACACCATCTACATTTACAGTTATGTCATTTTGTAGAGTACTAAACCCTGGCATATTGCTTAGTTCTTCTGACAAAGCAGTCATGACTGCACCCACATCTTCTGCAGTAGTAGCGGAGGTACCTTCTGTATCGTTCCAGGGGCCAGCTACATCAGACGCAGTTACATATCTAACCCAGTAATAATATGTTTGGTTGTATCCGACTTCGTCCGTGTACACAAATGCATTGCTGGTTGCTATACGTACGGCACCACCAAGAGCATTGTCTTGGGATCTCCATATCTCTGAGTAAGCATGGTTGCCGTAACTAGCTTTAGTCCAAGATAAAGTTATAGATGTAAATGCAGCAGAAGCTTCTAATGTACTAGGGGCAGGTGGGGGTGTAGTTATACCGCCACCACCAGGAGGTGTAGTTATACCACCAGATACACCTACTTTTTTGTTTGTTACTTGTACTATGCCATTGTCTGATAACTCTCTAAGAGTAACAGCTCTATCTAATGGATCACCACGTCTGCCCAGTCTAACTTCTAAAGCTTCTTTAATAGACTCTAAAGCAAGTTTTAGCTCTCTATCGGTTTTAGGTGGTATATTCTTAAGAGCAGGTAATTTTGTTTCAGCCATTATGCCTCTCTTAATTCAGCTATGTTCTCTCCGATACAGATTTCATTTACAGTTGTTGCGCCTTCTACTTCCATAGCAAATGTATTATGAACACTGGCCGGTAAACGAACCATAGGTTCGGTTATAGATGTAGCACTAAAACTAGGAGTAGTTCCCGTTACACTATATGCATTACCACTAGTAGATATAGTAGCGTTGTATATAACACTACCATCTCCATATATCTTTATTGTTACTGGATATGCTTCTGCATCTACCTTAGCAAAACCAAAACTTGTAGGTTTAGAAAGTGCATATTCTTTTGACTTCCAGTTGTAAGTTAAAGCTGTACTACTACCTTGAAATTTTTTAATTTTATTACCTATAATTATATAAAGCTCATTGTCATCTGGGTCAGTAAAACCACCACGTATCAAAGCGCTTGCGTCTAAATCTACAAAAGCATTAGCTTGTTCTCTAGGGTCAAAGATAAAGCCACCATAACCAGAGCCCGTGCTATAGAATCCTACATATCTACCTTGCCATTTAAAACCAGTAATAGTAGAAGGATAATAACTAGCTTGCCATTGTTCTGGTGTAATTAAGTTTTGAGTTATAACGGTTGCAGTTGCACCCTGAACTGCAGTAAGCCCATCAGGGCCTGCATACATAATGTATTCACCCATATCTACCATAGACCTTTTGTTTAAACATGCTTCACCTGACTCTATTTTTATAGCAACCATAGAAGAAGGATCACTACCGGTAATTAAATAAGGTGTACTTTGGGTGCCTACAATAACACCATTAGCAGTCACAGCTATACTAACAATAGGCTCATCTATAGCAATCCTATAATCAGTAGGCCAGGCATGGGGTTGAAAAGGTTCACTAAAACAAACTCTTTTGCCAGTAAAACCAACTAATATACCACCAGGCATAGAAACTAAGCCTTTTAACGGACCATCTGGATACAAAGCAGTATCATCATCTGGTGGTGCAATCCAATTGTTTGATGGTATAACTTCAGCTAGCTCATTGTTTTTAGAAGTATCTGTGTAAGATGTAGCAGATAAAACAAGCTCTGCTACAAATTGAAACTCTGTTGTATTAGAACCTGTATTGGATCTGTAGATTCTTTTCTTTGTTAAATTAGTATTAGTAATACTTGTGGATGTTTCTAGATTAGATAAATTTACAGACATATTATCATCTGTAGTTATGACTGTAGAAGCTGGTGATGGTGGACCTTCTTCTCCATATGCAGATACAAATGTATATACATAAGAAGTTTCATAGTCTAATTCAGCTTCTGAGTTTTCACCAAAGCTAGCACCATTTGTTATAGAGCTGCTAGTAGCATCAGAAGTAGCAGCTGCAGATAAGATGACTGTAATTGTGGTACTACTAGGTACTGTTCTTATTCTAAAAGTTCCGTTTATATCAGCAGCAGCTATGCCGCCTACTGTACCTGTTACATTTGCAATTGTTACATAGTCGTTTACTGAAGCCCCATGGTCTGATGCAGTAGTAACAGTTATAGTGGAGCTTTCATTGGTTGTTGTAATAGTAATATTAAGAGTAGTACCACCGCCTACTGCCACAGTTGGAGCTGTAGTTGGAGCAGGAATACCTAATCGGTATGCAGCATTAGGATACACACTACCACCTATAACATCAGAACTTCTACCCATTTTAGGATAAGACTGACCCGACCAATAAATCGTGTCGTTGTTATCCCCAGGTATTGGACCACGTACGACGTTTACATCTTCATCAAACTGTAGCCAACGTTCTGGGCTATCTGTGTATTTGTATATAGATTGTCTACTAGAATTAGAAAGAGTAAGAGTATCAGAATTGTCATTAATTGGCACTAAACGACCACTCTCAAGGTTTACATCCGTAGCTACTGTAGCTAGTTCATCTCTTAAGAGTCTTGGTGAAGTCCTGGGTGCAAGACCTCCAAATGTTTTAAGTTTAATATAGGCCATTTATTCATTATACAGTATTCAGAACTGATTCTTGCAGTTCTCGACTCCTTCTTCCTACTTGTTTAAACCACCTGCTGTCTTCCATTTCAGCAGCCATTCTTTTCCAATCATGCTCTCTACACGCTGCTAGCATGTTGCGGAACTTAGAAAGTCTAGTCCCCCCTAGATTAAAACACATATTTACTAATACGTGTTGGATATTTTCAGGCAAGTTATAAAAATCTTCTTCACCACCAAACACGTGTAATGCTTCTTCTACATGCTTGTTAAAGTCATTCTCATAGTACAAGTCTACAACTTCTTGACTTACGGGGGTGCCTACTTCCCAGTTGTATTCTGGGTCTTCTGGTTTACATAAATGCCCTACGCCAAGTGTTTTGTAACCTAAGCTATCTTCATATATTTCTAAGACTTCACCTTCGTGTCTTTTAATCTCTTCTTTTAGTAATTCTATATTCATGGGGTTATTATCCTGTCGTCTACTGCTTTGATATTGTCTTCTTTCATAAAGACTTGCAGTTCTGTGACAACTGTTTTTTGTGCTGCTTCTACCTTTTTAAGGTTAAAACTAGCGTCCTGCCATTCGCTTTGTAGTCTAACTAACATGTTAAACTGCTCAGCTACACGGTCAGTCATTTTAGATATATCGTATTGCTTACCATCAAAGTTGATTACTTGTGGTATTTGCTTTTCGGCTTTTGCCATGGTTACCTCCTATAAAAAGCTAGACCCAATGATCAAGACGTACACGCCTATAATCATTGTTGTGAACTTAGTGTCCATACGGTCAAACTTAGCATCTCCTTTATCTAAGCGTTTTTCAATAGCAGAGTATCGAATGTTGCACTCTCTTTCGTGCGCTTCGATCTTTGTTAGTGTTTCTTTAACCGTGGCCATAAAGAGATTATAGGCCAAAAAGAGCTGTAACGCCAAATGATACGCCTGCAAGCATTAGTAATATTTTGACTGGTAGCAAAAATATAAAAAATACTCTAGCTATTTTACGTTTTGTGGATATTTCTGACCAGGGTGGTAACCCTGGAG